AACGCATCACACGATTCGTAAAATGCTTTGTTGTACAACGGTGCCGGATAATCATCCCAGATGTTCAAATAAATGATTGGCATTTCTTGTCTAATCTCGTTTTCAATTTGAAATAACCATTCAAAATACCTTGGATCGGTAATCAACATGATTGCATCTGGTTTTTCAATTTGAATTAATTGGCGGATCAAATCTGGGTTTCCATAACCGTCAACAGGGTATAAGAAAACAGAAGAATCTGTTAAGCCTGTGTTTGTGTTAGTGTCTGAGGAAATATCAAATCGTTTTCCTTTTTCGGGATGGTTTATTGCTCCGGCAATATTAACCCAATTAAAATGTTGTGCTGTGTTTAAAACTAACTCACGTGCTACTGTTGCTACTCCGGAATGGACTCTAATATCGTCGCATATTAGGAGGATTTTTTTTCTCTCGTTTTGAGGTAAATAACTAAATTTTTCGTATTGCATATAACTTTTAAATTTGATTTTAATGTAAAAACTTATTCTTCGGTTTCCAAGCTCAAGTCATTGTGGTTGTGAACTTGTTTTCTAAATTCTTCGTTTGTTAAATATAGATGTATTGCTCTTTCACTTAATTTTTGAAAGGAAAACTTGCGTTTAATACACTCTACTCTAAATTGCTCAAATAGATCTTTGTCTATTTTGACGGATGTTAATTGTTGGTTTTTTTCACTCATGGGTTCATCATTTTTTCTTTAACTAATTGGGGGATGTTTATTGTGGTTTTTTCACCATTTAAGTAATTTTTAACATCATCAACTGTTAATGTAGTTTTGGGTGTGTAATTGACTTTGTTTTGAAAATCTTTTTGGAGTTTCATCAATTCACTTTTCTTAAAATCCAATAAATCTCCCGTGCTTAAAATGTGGCTATGAACCATTTGCCTAATTTCTTTTCTGTTGTTAATTAGGGCTTTTAAATAAAGATAATAATACTTCATATGTTTTTAATTTTGTGTTATCGTATATACATATGTAGGGATGTCAATAGGTCGCAGAGCAAAGATGAGTTTTGTGAAAAGGACAATACTTGCAATTATCGTTTATTTTTGGTTTGTGTTCAACTTCTTTAAAACCATTCCAATCAAATACACTTTCTATAAATTCTTCTATTGATTTTGTTACTCTGTTTAGTTTTACTTTTCCTGCTGCCGGTTTAAACCATTGTATTCTTTTTATTACAAATTGCTCGCTTTCAAATATTTTACGTTTTACAATCATAAATTCTACCTCAACGTTTTCTAAAGGCACGTTGTATATTTCGGAAAAGTATTTTTTGTAAGCTATAAGTTGGAATTGTTTTTGTTCATCCGATTTTTGTTTTTTGTTCCAACCTTGTCTACTTGTTTTAATATCTATAATTTTGATTGTGTTTGTTGGCTCGTGATATAAAACTAAATCTAAAAATCCTTGAAACAACACATTTTGAAATTTTGGGTGGGGATGAATTATAATAGGTATTTCACATCCAACTAAATGCCATCCTCTTTTACCAAAGTACTTTGATTTGTCTTTAGCTAGTTCTCTTATGATTTCTACTCCATCTTCATAGAATTCTCTTAATTCATCTGGGGTTACAAAGTGTTGATTTTTATTTGCTTTGTATTGTTTTTTATATTCTTCTCTTAATTTTTCCTCTAGCATTTCAGAGGTATTAATTTTATCTGCTGCTACTCCACTTTGCTCGTAAAATACAGTTAGATAATGCTGGAGTGTTTCATGGAATGCTGTTCCAAAAACAGTATGGATGGTTGAATTGAATTGTTTGAATCCTTCTTTATATTGGAGTGACCATTTTTTAGGACACTCATTGAACATAGACATTTGGGAATATGAAATAGACTTTTGAGTTGCGTAGTCTATTTGAGGTAAAACCTTAGTTTTTATTTCCTTTAATATGGAAGGTAACTTTTTTTTCATTACCTAAAGATAAGAAAAAGCTTGCGGTTAGGCAAGCTCTTTTGTTTTTTTTGAAAATGTTTTTGGTTGCGATTAAAACATTCTCTTGCTATAACTAGCAAACGGTCCTAAGCCGTCTTTTTATATTCGTTTAGAATCTTCTCGTTGTGTTTAATCACTTTAAGACGCTTTGCTAAATTAGCTCTATTGCGTTTTGGTTTCCCTTCTTTTTTTGCTTTTGCCATCTTACTTGATAATTCCAGCTCGTATTTGGAGCATTTTAATTTCTTCAATGTCTTCAGGGGAACCAACAATCATGTTGTAGTCTTTCATTGTTAACGTTTTTCCTGAAAGGGCTAAACCGATTGCATTTTCTGACACGTTGTGTAAGTCCATGTCGGTTTGAGCATCTTCTCTAGCATATTCGAGTAAACGAATAAATAGAGGAACGTCTAATGTGATTGTGTCTCTTTGGTTCATTTTAGTAGTTGGTTGGTTCTTCTACTTCTTTACCTTCTTCTAAATCGTCAAACATATCGTTTATAATGGATTGGGCTAGATCTCTAAAATCAATTGAGTTGTTACCTTTACCCATGTTCCAAACATGGTCTAAAGCACTTTCTAAATAGCTAATTCTATCACTAGTGTTTGGATTAACCATAGCTTCTTCTACTTCTTCTTCATATACTTGAGCAGCATCTGTTTCTTCATGTGATGGCGCTTCAGGCATATCATCTTCCATTTCATTTAAGCTATATTTTTGACTTAAGAAATATTCAAAAGCATCTTCGTAATCTGCTTTAGCGCGAGATGGGATTTGGGTAATTGCTCCAATTCCTACAATTCCTCCAATCATAGATTCGTTTAAAGATTCTTGGTCTAAACCTCTTTTAGCCATCTCAATTTTTACTAATTTTTGTTGGAATGCAAGGGGTGTGTTAGGGATACCTTTATTATCTTTTGCCCACTTTAATAAAGTTTCATCATCTAAAGATTTAATTTGAGATGCAAATTCTTTAGGGGTCCAATCTTCTCCAGCCCATCCTATTTTACGAGCTAATTTAGTTAAAACAGAAACTTCTTCCAATTTGGCTTTATATTCACTTTCTGTGATTACACCTGCCAACATTTGCATACGTAATTCTGATTGAGTTAATTTATTCATTTTATATATTTTATGATAAATATTATAGACTTTTTGCTTCTATGGTTTTCCATTTAAAACCACCAGCAGTTTTATATTTTCCTTTTAAACACATTCTAATCCCTTCATGGAGGGATTTATTACCATTAGATGCTTCCATAATAGTAGGATATTCTTTGATTAAATTATCTTGAAGATCATATTGTGCTACTGGGATATTTGTCGAGCGGGTGTGGGGTTTTTTGGGGATACCTTTAAGGTTCCATTCTATTTTTCTCCCTTTTAATTTTTCACTGGCTTTTTTATTTCTTTCATCCCAATTTTTGATTTTGCCTTTAGAGGATTGACTCATTTTATCTTTGGATTCTTGAGAGTATTTCTTTCCAGTCATATAATGTTTTATCTTTTCTTTGGATTCAAAAGTATGTTTTGTTTTTCCAATAGTAGATTGTTTTATCTTTTCTTTTGTTTGGGGGTCCATAGGGCCTCGTATAATACCTTTCACTCCACTTTCACCCCCAGTGGATTTGTTTACTAAAACCCCATTAGGTTCATATCCTATTCGCCCATATTCAGCTATAAGCTGTTGTTCAATAAAACATGCATCTTGTTTAGATAAATTTTCTTTATATAATTCTACTATAGGATCACCATACTTTAAAATTACATTCTTATAGTGATTATTTCTCCCATTTTTGAAATCCCAAGCTCTACTACCATGACCTATTCCTACATAAAATATGTAATTGGTAGATGGGTTAATATGAAAATAAACATACATGTTGGAGTGTTTCGTCCATTATAAATATGTTACTTTTTTACTTTTTCGCCTCTTTCTTCAAGGATTTTTTTAGCTTTTTGTAAATATAAAATAGCATCCATATGCTCTTCTAAAGCATGGTTAATATAGTCTATTAACCCTAGGTCTTCACGGTCTAAATCAACTCCATATTTTGTTTTACCAAATGTGGCTCTTGAAACAAATTGGTCAATAACTGAATCAACGATTGAATCTGTAACCTTAATTTTTCTATTCATTTTTTTAATAACTTTTCTACTTCTTTATCTTCGACACCCATTTTGTATAAAACATCTCTTACACCATGTTCACGTAAAATGTCAATATATTCTTCAGCTTCGCCTAAACTGCATTCAAAATGTTTTGCTACGTACTCTACCAAAGTAGCAGGCTGTCTCTTTGTTCTTGACTTAACGTACTTCAAGAACGTTTTAGTTTTTGGGATCATCTCTCTATAAATTAAATATGTTTGTTGTTTGTTCTCGTATGGTAGAGTTTGAACAAAATTAGCTAGTTCAACATAATTTATATTCATAGATACATATCGATGTATTATGTAAGAGTTCCATTTCTCCCATGATTCTTCCGAAATATTTTCAATGGGAGTTTTATAGAGGGTGATTTCATTTAACCACCCCCATAAATCTTTTATCTGTTTCTTAGACATCTAAAGTAACATCTTTATACTCTTCACGAATGTCTGGTGGAAGTGAATCAGGTAAGATTTTTTTACTTTCCATGTCATAAAAAACTGGGATTGGAATTAGCTGGTCTTCTTCGGCTCCAACTAAAAATTTAGAAATTTTGCGGACAATGATTGCTTGTCCAAATAGATGACCTCCATCAAAGCCAGTTACAGCTGTTGTGTTTTTAAAGTCAATGTTTAACCTTGGTTGTTCTTGCATTTTATTTGTTTTTATTGGTTACTTTTTCTTTTCTATATTCTATAAAGTCATGGATAAATCCTGCTGCTACAATTATGTTCATTCCAAATGACAT